GTTCGCAAGTAGCGGGCACTTGTCTACAACCATACCATTGGCCCACTAGGTTTAACACGCAATACGAATGTTTAATGTTTGGGTATGAAGAATCTATAAGAAAAATGGAGGAAATAGGTTCAGATGATGTTAATAAATATAATATGTTTTTAAGATTTACTTGCACTCCCGAAACTACTATTTCATATCAACCCTCCTAGTTTCCGTGCACGTACTCCCAGGAGAGCAAAGGCTCCACACCTCCACAGTACTTACTGCTTCTTAGGTTGCCGTACAGAGGCTAGCGCGAGGCATTACATGGACGGAGGTCCTTTTCAATTTTGTATACATCCGTAAAGATAACCACTGCCATCATTCATGACATGTAAGTTTAAACTATCGGAGTACGTTGTCAGTTTCAATCTTATTATGTCGCACAGATCGGACAGGTCTATGTCGTTTACCAATAATGACATATGTTCCATCATCTGCTTTGTTAACGGCACTAACTGATACATCCCATCGTTTAAAATTATAAGATCCATTTACGTATTCCTTTATAAGTTTGTACCAAAGATCTTTATATTTAGGATCTTTAGTTTTATTATACATGTTTGCAGCTTCATCTATTTTCTTTTGCATCTTCTCCCCCTATTCGTGTGCCAAATGCTATAATTTTCTTGATCCCTGGTCCCTGTAGATCTATTTCTGCATAAGGTTTCCATGCTTTCTTAATTAAGTTTAATTCTAATACAAGATTTGACCATTGTTTTTGTGATATGTCTTTACTTACTATTGTTAGTTTTTTCATATAATAGTTTTATCCTTTCTTTAAGCGTGTTTATATAATCAAGTTGCTTGTTAACCATATCAAAGTATGGACCCGGATGATTTATGTCATACTCGATTTCGATCAACCGCTTTAATTTTTGATCGGCAACTTCTAACAAACTTTTATTATATTCTATTAGTTCTTTCATTCTTTCTATATAGTATCTTATGGGATAATTGTCAACCCCTAACGTCCTTGGCCACGATATTTTTTAAACATACGCCGGCGGGATTTGTTCATTTTACATAAACTAGGGTTGCGTCCTATCGAAGTTTTGTGAAATATTGGTTCGTGTGCTACTTTTGCGTAAAGTCCTTTAGCTTTCTTCATTCAATCCACTCTTTTACAAATGGAACACCACCGTCATCACGTGAAATCATAACAGGTAAATAAGTTATTTTACCATTAATATGTTGTTGTAAATCTGCACCACAATTTAAACACCTAAATAATTCAGGAGTTAAACCAACTAACATTGTTAACTCAGTACATGTAGGACATTTACCGTTGACAATTTCTGTCTGTATTCTCATTACTCTAATATTAACTTTTTTATAGACAAAGATCCATCAATATTTTCTTCTAATTCTGCCAGAGATTTTATGCATTGATATTTAATATTACTATCAATTTTTAAACCACGTTTAGCTACACGTGCGCCTTTCATACACTCTGAATACCCAGTCTGTATACGTGCTTCCTTAATTTCTCCGTTGACTAGCATAAGTAAGGCTACTACCATTTCTGTCATTGATGACCCCCGTTAGCTCTAACTTTATCTTTTAATGCTTCTACATCAGTTAATAATTTTTCTAATTGTTTTTGAGTAAATTCTATGTTGACTTTGTTTGTCATATTTTGTTCTTGATTTAATTGTAATTTTTCTACATCAGAAAAAAGTGCTTCCAGGAGCATGTACTGTTCCTGGTCCGTGGGCAGTTGTTCACTTTTCTTGAGCAGGTCAGCCTCAAACAACTCACGTGAAGTCTCTAACGATACAAGTCTTGCAGTTAGCTCGGTGTATGCAAACACGCCAGCTGCGACTAGCAGAATTAGGCTAGCAACCGTTTTCATCGGCATCTGCACTGCAGCGGATTCCGATATGTTTAGTGGTCTATTTGCCATTTTTTTTGTTCTTACCACATTTACAACGTGGTCCAAATAATTTGTCACCTATCCAATTAGAAATAACATCTAATCCACTAAAAAATTTATATAAAATTTTATCAATCATTCTTTTGGTCCTATAAACTTGTCGCCCATTAGTTTTATATTAGGATTTTCTTTTTTGTAATTATCTTTCAGATCATCCCAATGACTGTTGTCAGGCTTCTTATTTTCAGGAATTATTATACCAGAACATTTTGAAACTAGCAATGCGAAGTTCTCATTACGTTGAATAGTGGGATTATTGTTAACTTTTCCACACATTTTCATCAACTCTAGCTGTTGTTTTAATTGTGCATTTTCTGTTTGTACTTCTCTAAATTCTTTTGTGCAAGCAGACCCTAAATATTTTCTCCAGGTAAGTCTTATTGATTGATCGTCACTAGGGCTATTATAATTGTTAGTAGAATCATAGTGTCTATACCTATTCTCCGAGTCTCTTTGTTCGATTGATAAGCTAAGGTCGCCAGTACTGCAAGTATTAGTACCGTCATTGAGATACTCATTTCTAGGATACGCTGGAGTTGCACAAAAAGCTAGTAACGTCATTAATATAATTAATGCACCTGTAAAATAATAGTTCATCCTGGCTATCTCCATAATTCATTACCTACTTAAATCCTTAATATCATAACTGTTTTCTCTAACTTGGTCTGCTAATTGTCTGTATAAATTTTCTGCCATCTGCCATGTTGCTTCAGCAGATGATAGTCTTGTATTTATTTCTGCAATATTTTTTTGAGCTTGTTTAAGATCTCGTTCGAGATTTATAATTTCTTGTTCGGATGCGTTAATAGTATCTGTAAGATTAACAACATAACGGACACCTGTAAATGTCCCCACTAAAACTGAGGCCACTATTGGTACCATTACTATATTTTTCTTTAACAGATCTACTAAATTCATCGGGCATAAACTAAAATATTATAGCCCCTAATATAAACCCAGCTACAGCACATACAATTTCTGTTCTGTGATGTAATTGCCAGACCATAAATTTATCTTTGTATTTATTTATCATCGTTTTCCTCCAGTTCTCTAAGCTGATAGTCATACGAACCTTCTTCATGTTCATCTGTTATCCACTTAGATGTTTTTTCTACAGACCATGTTTTACTAGTTACCAACCTATTAATCAAGTTTTTGTTTGGATCATTACCCATTGATGTATCAAACACTCTTAATCTATTATTTGGTTGTATTGCATAATTTCCATCGTCTAATTCTATTACATGACCACACTTATGTTGGTCTGGTTTTTCAGAATAACCAAAATTTAATTCATTAAAATCACCTGCACACCAATCTATTGTAAATAGATATGTTCCTTCTCTATGTTTTTTACGTCTTGATATGTATTTCATTTTAGATCCAGCTAATTCATAGAAAGTTGTAACAGACACGTTGTAACTAAAACAATCCCACATCATTAATTCATCTAAAGGTAACTCTTTTACGTTAGGTTTTTTACAAAAAGCTGATATAGGTGCTCGCCACCATAGACCACCGTCATCCATCATAAAATGAAATAATGGTACAGAGTTTGGTATAGAACTAAAACCAAAAACTGTGCATTCAAAATATTTATCGTGAGAATCTTTTTGATCTCTAAGATAGTTACCTCTGACGTAACATTCTATTATAGGTATGTTTGCATTTAAATAAGCCATCAGTCATTTATCTCCCCCCAATTGTCACCTGATTCATAGTCGACTTTATTTGGGACTTCTAGATTAACAGCATGTTCCATAATTTCAATTATCTTTTTAGCTTGTGCGTCATTTTCAATTGACAAATCTAACTCATCGTGAATTTGTATGTGTGGTATAATGCCTTCTTTATATAATTCTAACATAGATTTTTTTGTCATGTCTGCTGCACTACCTTGAATTAATTTGTTTAATGCTTTATAAGTATATGCTCTTTTTATTCCTGGTCCGTGTTCCGCTAACGCATCTTCGTGTGTCATAGCTTTATGCATACCAAAACTGTTTGGTTCCCAAAGATGAAACCTACATAGTCTGCCAAGTAGAGTTCTTATTTGTCCTCTGTCTTGCGCTCTGTTGGACGCTTTATCCATAAGTTGTTTAACAAACGGCACCTTTGCGTGGTACGTATTAAATAATTCTGCAGCTTTATCTTTACTAACACCTAACTCTGCCTGCAATTTAGCTTTACCCATACCATAAAACAATCCTAAGTTAATTGTCTTAGCTTGTGTTCTAGGAATCTCTGCCATGTCTGCTACAGTTTGGTGAAAGTCTGCGTTAGGGTCTGACTCATAAGAATCAACTACATCATACACTGATGGTAGTTTATATAATGCTGCATAATGTACAACAAGACGAGGTTCTTGTTGTGAATAGTCAAACACTCCCCACTTACAACCTTCTTCTGGTATAAATAAAGATCTTATCTTAGGTCCTAAGTCTTTGTTACGTGCTGGAATCTGCTGTAGATTAGGGTTTTGATACGAGAATCGTCCAGTTACTGTACCCCCACCTGCATTTCTAAGCTGATTTATTTCTGCGTGTATTCTACCTTTGTATTCATATCTAAGAATAGAATCTATAAATGTTGTGTGTGCTTTATTAACTTCTCTTGCTTTTGCAATCATATTAACAACAGGATGTTTATGTTCTTGTAAAAAATTTTTTGTAAAACTTGGTGCCTGTGTTTTTTCTGTTCGCTCAAAAGGTATTTTTAAATTTTCAAATACTTCTGCTATACTACTTGCCGCCCAAATTTGTGGACGAACATTTGTTTCTTTTTCAATTTGATTTAATAATGAATTTTCCTCATCTATCAACGTTTTTTTAAGCATGTGTGCTCTTTCTACATCTACACGTACACCTTTAAATCTCATGTCAACTAGACATGGAAATAAATCTGTTTCAAGTTCCATAATTGATTGTAAGTCTTGTGTAATAATTTCTTTTTTCATTTCTTGCCACAAACCAAAAGTTGCTTCTGCATCTCTTTCAGCATAGCTACCAACATTAAGTGAAGGTAATTTATACATTTCTGATTTAGGATCTATGCCCCATTCAGCTGCTGCTTCTGCAAGTGCCGCTTCGTTTTTACCAAAGCCTAAATACTTCCATGATAAACTATTAAGATCATATCTAAATCTATTCTCATCAGTCACGGCTGCTGCTATCATTGTGTCAACAATCATACCATTAATTGTTAAACCCATAGCTCTAATCCAACATACATCATACATTGCATTGTGAAATATTTTTGTAGAATCTGTTTTAAGAATATCTTGAAACCATTCTAAAACTTTTTTACGATCCATATTACCACCACCTTCGTGTGCAATAGGAAAGTATCCTTTGTAATGTGTAGTTGCCACAGCTATTCCTATAACTTCTCCATTACCTATTATAGATCCAGATCCTTTTTTAATTAAGTCTGGGTCTTTTGTTTCTAAATCAATTGCAATTTCGTCAACTTTTCTAAGGTCTGGAAATTCTGTAGGTATTACCCATTCTGTTTGTGCATTAAATGTAGGTATTTTCATATTATTAAATAACAAAGAATTAATAAACAAGTAAACAAACCCATGTAGGATGGTATATGATTATTTGGTTCCATAGTCCCTTTCAATTATCATTTCTAAAAAATGTATTGCTTTTAATATGTCTTGTTTCTTTCCCTTGTCTCGGTGTCTTATAATATATTTTATAGCACAACCTTCAGGATATAACAACTCATTCTCAACTACAAACTTACTTGGTTGAATTTTATATTTTTGATAGTGAGATCCACCGTGTTGCTTACTCCAAACTTTCGATGTCATAACCTTTATCCTCCTGTTTTGCTGTTAGTATATATAAATTTTGTTTTGTACGTGTAACACCTACGTACCAAACTCTGTGTTCCTCGTCGTGCTTGTCTTCGTTTTTATCTATGGCGTCTCTTATTTTTTTTGTGTTATCTAAAATTAATAAAACATTTGTTGCTTCACCACCTTTTGCTGCATGTATCGTAGATAATTTAACACGTGCAGGACTATTTAATTTTTCTTCTGATCTTAACATTTCTCGTATGTATAAACTTTCTTCTGGATCTGATTTAAATACTTCATACCAACTATCAGTAAAATTAAATCCAAATTCTTGCAGGTCATACATTCTTTCTTCTTCTTCAACCCACTCTAATTCTAAAAACTCAAACAAGTCTTTACACTCTGATAAAGATAATTTATCTCCGTTAGTCCATCTGGTATAATTTTTTATTGCTGTATACAATCTTGTCTTATAACTCTTTCTACCTTTAATTTCAAAGTAAATAGACATATCTTTTAATAAAGGTTTTAATTTAGTAAGTTTATCATTAGTACGGGCCAATATTAACCAATCTCCTTCATGTAATGGTGCATCTTCAATTGATGTTATATGATCTACGGTCCCTGCTTCCGGACGTGGTG